TATTTCCATCATTTCCAACTGTAATATCTTGCTGAAATCCATAAAAATTATCAACATCAGCTCTTGAAGTTCCATCAAGGGCTCTTATGTTACTAAATAATTGATAACCTATTGCATTATTTATGTGTGTACTATCTGAGCCTGTTGGTTGGCTATTTATATTATTAGAAATCCCCCTTATGTTAGTAGAATGTCCTTGAGTTTTATTTACTAAAGCTGTTATTGGCGATATTAAAATCAAGCTATCATTATAGTCAGTAACTTTAATATCAATATCTTTAAAATTGAGTTTCCCTGCATTAATTCCTGTATTATTGTTTATAACTGTATTATGAAAAGTATTTCTAAATGTCTTGATTGCTAACAATTCATTATCAATATTTAATGTTAAATTTACGTCATTCAAAGTATCGTTAGCAGTAACATCTATATCAGTAAATGTTTGTCTTATTCTGCTTTCTGCTAGTTCTAAAGTATCAGTAATCTTAACATTATCTGTCGATATTGTTGGACTTATAGTTGTTCCTGTTTTACTCCAATAAGATGATACACTGTCAGAAATATAAGTCTTAATAGCTTTCTCTGTAGGGACTGCTAGATCTGAATTGCCAGCAAAAGTACCATCCCTAGAAAACTCATTCATAAAATTAACTAGATCTATGCCTCCTCCATTTAAAACTATATCTCCTGTCTCTCCTTTTAATTTAATAGTATTATCATGAGTACTAGATTTGTAGAGGTTTAATTCTACTGGTCTAGTAAAATTTAATGCATTATTCCCTAACTCTAATCCTGTCTGAGTAAATGTGCATTGGCTCTGAAAGGCTCCAGAGATATAATCATATATGGTTAATCCTGCATCAGTTAGTATAATCCTATCTTTAAGTCCATCCCAGTCCTGGAGCTGTATATTTGCTCCTGATATTAGGGTCTGAGCTGCTGCTCCAGATGAGGAGTATTGTAGAAAATTTCCTGCTGTCTTAGCAGCTGAGGTACCCATGATTAGCTCTCCAGTTCCCTGCAGTCTTACAGAATCATTAGGATTAACTGGATACAAAGTGCCATTAAACCTCCCCCAGTATGATGAGGATGTAATAACATAATTAGCTATAGAGTCTAGGGATATTCTCCTACTCTTATATGCAAATAAAGTATCCTTATCTATCATAAAATAGGATCCTCCTGAGTTTGTGGTCTCTGGTAACTCACTAATCCTCTTTTGGCTCTGTCCATATGATAACAGGCTAATGCTAATCAAAAGGAATACAAATACTAATTTTTTCATATTACAAATTTAATAAATTTTTTCTAAATATCTACTATTATAAAATCTCCTCCATCAGTAACCACATAGTCTCCATCCTGAGTAGCTAATACAAATCCTGCATATGCCTGACCATTACTATACTTAATGTCCTCAGTATCTCTCTTTTGGTTAATTTTTCTTATCCCTATAGTATCATCATAAATAATCTCCTGACCTACATAGATCTCGCTATCATACCTTAAAGTAGGATTATGAGATAATAGATCATCCATATACTCTATCCCTCCATATGCCTGGAGGCACATATCGAAAATGCTTTGATTATTTTTAGATATTATAGTAGTCATTATATCAGGCTTTTAGTATTGTCAGTAACTTTCTCAGCTGATTGAATATATATATTTTTGATCTCTAGATCATCAGTTATAATCTGCATCTCCTTAACGCTATAACCATCCTTTCCAGTCTCTACTCTAATTTTCTGCTCTAACTGTCTAACATCCTGAGGAGAGTCTAAATCATTAATTATATCTACTCCCAGAGTAGGGTTTTTTCGAAAATTTCCTTTTGATGCATTTAATATAGCAGCTAGATGCTGCTCAGGAGCATCCCCTAACTTAAAATCTCCATCCTTAAACTGGATAACCCCATTAGAATTTAACTGCATGTCTCCCTCTTGTACTGGCATAATATTTAATGTTTAAATAAAGGGTTTTCTAAATTTGCTTTCACTGTAGGAGTCAAAGGAGATAAAAACAGAGCTGTAGCTGCTGTCTTTAAAGCTAATCCTCCATCACTTGGGACCACTACCCAGGTCTTTAATAAGTTTGTTATTTTATTTACCTCAGACTCCAAATTATTTAATTTTGTAACTAGATCATTAACTTTAACCATCCCATCATTAAAACCTCCCCTAAATATTATCTCATCTACCTCTGATGTAATAGAGATAAATGCATTATTAGGTCCAGTAAAGGTAATAATAACTATACTATTAACCTGAGGTTTTATATATAATCCTGCTGTTTGTTGTACTTGCTGGATTTTAACATCAGTTAAATTAGGCTCATCATCAAAAAAAGAGACCTCACATAATGCAGTAGCATCATCTACACTAACTATCTTAGCTACTTTAGAGTATAGCTCCATATCCTTTAATGAGAATTTTAATAGGAGCTGGAATGCCTCTAATAATCCTTTTGTCTCATCTGTTTTCCTAGTCTCCTGCTTAGCCATCAAATAGATACTTTTATCCCTAATTCTAAACTTTGTCTATATCCTCCATCTACATCTAGAGAGGTTATAACTCCTACACATTTATAATTATCATTTATCTCAGGTCTGGTATTATCAATTAATTTAATATTATCTCCATGCTGTACTCTAGGCTCCCCATAGATAACTACATTACCATTAACTCCAGTAAATGAAATAGATTGTAATTTTCTCCTAACAGCATCCTCTAGAGTAGCCTTATCTATCTGATCATTCTCTCCTAGATCGATATTACCAGTTATGGATCCACTAGGTTTAGTATCAGATACTACTATCTCATTTCCTTTCCCATATGTAGCATATACTATAATTTTTTCTCCAGATCTTTGCTGGGATACTCCTTTAACTATGGTCTGATCAGCTGTAGCCTCTTTAAAATTAATAGAGCTTTCTCCTACAGGGACATTTCCCTGGAAATCTGCTGTTATTAGTTTCTCTGTACCTAAATTCTCATTTAGTCCTCCTCCTACTATCAAAACTCCATTTCTAAAGTATGAATATAGGCTAAATTTATCTCTCATTAAATTGAGAATATCAAATAAGCTAGCATCTTTTAATATTTTAATATCTCCTATACCAGCATCAAAGATTCTTTTTTCTCCTGTAAATATCTGATTAAATAACTCTGTAGTTGTAGTATTTCTAAGGAGGATAGATTTGTCTATAGTGGTCCTCTTATATAAATAGGCCTCATCCTCACATATTATAGTAGCTGTCTGATCAGGTATGATCTCAGAGATGTATCCCTCAAATATTGTCTCCTTATTAGGATAGTATCCCATCTCAATAGCAATAGGATCTCCCTGTTTAAAAGTATCACTTATTTTTAGACCTAATCCTGGGATCTGGTTTACTATCTGGAGAGTAGCTCTATCTGTAAATTCATTTCTCCTACTTTCTATTAATATGCTAGATGCTAACCCTAGTAAACTAGCTTTATTGAATATTAGACTAGATACTGAGTTATCATTTACTATTATATTAGAGAAAGGTCTTAACATTTCTAGCTAGTTACCTGTACATCTGCTAAAGCTCCTAATAGAGCCTGGCTAATCTGTTTTCCTATATTCTCAGCACTCTCCTTAACTGAGTTAAGAGTCATTTCTTTAACTCCTGTTAGTTGCTGTATATTAATATTAAATTGTTTAATGCCTCCTGACTGTACTACATTCTCTCCCACTTCTTTAGCTACATTAGGATCTACTGATGTAACTGGAGGGACTAATCCTGATACTATACCATCCTCAGCTACAGCCTCCTCATCAGACAGCATCCATATTTTAGCTAACTCTACAGCATTTTTAGCAGCTTTTAGCTTTCTTATTTTGCTCTGTTTATCATATAGGATCTCCTGCTGTAAAACTTGTTTTTCCAGAGCTTTTATCTGCTTGCTAGCCTCAGTCTCTAGAGTTTGGCTCATTCTTTTTTGAGCTCCCTCCCAGTCTCCCTGGAATGCTAACTCAAATGACTCCCCTAACCTAACAAACCAGGCCTTAATTTTTTGTCCTATATTTTTAATCCCTAACCAGAGTAACTCAAATCCATTTTTTATCCTTTGCCACTGCATTTTAAGATTTTCCACAAAACCCTCCCAGCCTAATTTCATAAACTGGACAATAATATCCCATGTTTTTCCTAAATCTTTCCAGTTATCTTTAACCCAGATAATAGCAGCTACTAGAGCAGCTATAGCTATTATAATTAAAGCAATAGGATTAGCACTCATAACAGCATTTAAAACAGCCTGGACAGCTGTCCAGACCTTTATAGCTATTATAATGGTCCCTATAACTGCTACTACAGTAGCTATAGTAGTTACTAGCTTAGAAAATGTCTCCTCATTTCTATCTACCCAGTCTGCCATAGCTCCAAAAATCCTAGATAACTTACTAACCATAGGGAGCAGAGCCTTTCCTATTTTCTCCTGTATATCTCCAAATCTATTAGAGAGCTGTTTTAATCCTCCAGCTCCTGCATCAGCAGCAGCCTTAGCAGATCCTCCATACTGAGTCTCTAGCTCACTTAATATCATAGACTGAGCCTCTGCTAAATTTCCAGTTTGAGCTAATTGTTTAATTACTGCTTTTTGCTCATCAGAAAACTGGATCCCAGCTTTACCTAATGCTCCTAGATTAGCTACAGGATCATTCATAGCCTTACCTAGCATAATAGATGTACTCCTCAAACTCTCAGCACTAGCCTCAGCTCCATATAGTCTGCTAGTTACATCTAGAGCAGACTGCTGAATCCTATCAAACTCTCCACCAGCTATATTAGTAAAAGTCAGTATTTGAGCAGTTACTCCCTGTAATATATCCTCATCAGAAAATAAAGAATTTTTTTGGAAATCACTAGCCATCTTAGTAAGCTCCTCGAATGTTTTACCTGATACATTCTGAGTAGTTTGCAGACCCTGCCTAACTTGTGCCATAGCCTGCTCCTGGATATTAAATGCTCCTATAGTCTTTTTAACAAACATAGAGATCCCTGTAATAGCTATCCCTACTCCTAGATTAGAAATTCTTTTACTCATACCTACTACAGCAGAATTAACTCTGCTTATAGTAGCTCTCATTCTTTTTAATGCTCCTCTCATCCTTTTGATAGTAGGAGACATTTTGTCTACTAATCTTACTACATATGTAACTACATTAGCCATATTTAATTAACTGCAATAATTAAAGGGAATTCCTTTTTTAAAGTCTCTATAGCTTTCTCAGTTATTTTATCATCAGTGCTATTATTTTTAACAAATAAAGCATTATCAGAATTATAAGGATTTTTATCTAGCATGATCTCAGGATCTACTAAATTAGTTAATTTTCCTTTCTCACTAATTGAGTAATGATTTTTAGATCCATCTGGACCTAGATTAGAATTAATGAAAATCTGATTAATATATCTCTTATTTTTCATAAACAAATATTTTTAAAACATTTTCTTTAAGGCCTTTACAACTGCATTTTCAGCTATTGTCTCCTGTATTAAATAAAAACGCTGAATAGCCTTTACATCTGCAGACCAGTCAGCGAAATCCTTTTTTATATCTCCACTATTATAATCATCCTCCCCCTTTCTAAAGTGGAATAATATTAAATCATCATAAGACTCTACAGGCTCATCATCCAGCTTAATATCTAATTTTTTTTTAGCTCTCCAGCTTCAAACTGGGTAACAATCTCAGCAAGTGCTAAAGATGCTATAGCTTTATAAATTATATTTTTTCTAATCTGCTCATCTCCACTAACCCAGCCATATTCTAGGACATGCTCTCCAGCTCCCATTAAATTTAGCTCTATCTTATTCTTAGCTCCTAAAATAGTCATTTTACTATATGCTCTTTTTAGGATTTGGAAAGTAGGTTTAACTACACATTGAATAGATTTAATAACCTTAACCTCCAGGATGGGATCTCCCTCCTCATCTGTCTCAGGTTTTTTATTCTTACCTAGTTTTGGAATTCTTTCTATTTCTGTAGGTACAATTACAGTATAAGTACCATCAGACTCATTAATCTGAGCCTTTTTGTCGATTTTCTCCATTGTGTTGTGATTTAAAGGTTTATATTTAATCTAATATCTGGATTATTCCAGCTACTATATCATAAGTCATTACTATCTCATCATCTCCCTGAGCAGTAGATACTCCATCATTTTTAAACTCTAGAGCTGTTACATTAACTCTAATAATATTACCATTATCATCATCAAAAGTAACTACTAAAACTCCTGGAGGGACATCAGTCATATCTCCTACTGGAGCAAATGCTTTCTGCAAAATATTTCTAGTTTCTATGTCTAGATCCATTGATCCAGTAACATCCTTAACTCCTCTACCTCTACCTACAGCATAGACTCCAGCTCCAAACTTGTTATTTTTTTCCTGTTCTACTTTGATGTCTATAGCTCTAATTCCAGGTAATTCTACTCCATTAAAAGTAAATTTTCCATCTGAGAAACTGTAGCCTATTAAGTTAAATGGTGTATTTCTGTATGACATATCTTTATCCTCCCTATGCTATTGCAGGATTTCTCAATCCTATTTTAATACTAATTGTTTTAGATGATCCTACAGGGACCAAACCTATAATTATTTCTATTTTTTCGGTAGATATTACATTCTGAGCTGGATCTATAGTTATAGCATCTATCTGCAGTCTCCCTGTTCTACCATCTACACTAAGCTCCACATTATTTCCAGATTTGCCTCCTATCATATTATCCTGTATAGCATTATAAGCTACAGCTCTTAGATACTCAATAGTATCAGGAGTTAATTTTCCAGTAGTAGCATCTACATAAGCTGGTCTATCAACACTAGGGAGAGTAGCATCATATACTAAAACAGAGGCCTTATCTATAACTCTACCATAATTTAAGATTTTAAAATCATTAGTAGATAATGTAGATGATCTACCATCACTCATATAAGTACCAGTAGATCTAGGGTATTTTCTAGGGATATTAATCCCTATAGCTGCTTTAGCATCTATCTGAGTTTGAGTATAATTTTTAATGGATGTACCTACTACATCTACAAAAGCATAATCACTCCAGTTAAGGCCTGATATATCTCCTGTCTGGACCCAACTAGGTTTTTGATGTACTGGTCTCCCAGCATATAAACCTAACCATGTACCAGTAGCTCCACATTGTCCAGAGTTACCAGTATGAACAGCTAGAGCTAATGATCCTACAGTTATATCCTGTACACAATCATATAAAACTCTATCAGCTCCATCAGTAGCAGTAGATGGATCTATAGTAGATAATGTTCCAGAAAAAACTACTCTAACTGGGAGAGCTGCATCATCAAACATAGCCTTAGCTTTAGTTTGTAGAGCATCTATCTGAGTAACTCCTACTACAGTAACTGCACTATTATATCCTATTAATCTGATATTATCATTAAAATCTGTTATAGCTGATAATTTAGCTGCAGAGAATACATCTGTAGTAAGCATAATAAATAATAGAGCATCAGGAGCTAATCTAAAAAACTCATTAGCATGATACCAGATATGTTTACAATCTATAAGGCCTGTCTCCTCTACTCCTAAAGCCTCAAGAGCCTGCATATTAGCTACCTCTTTAACTGCATTATCTACCCATCCTACAGGTAAAACTCCTACCTCAATTATTAATCCAGTATATTTATCTGTATTTTCAGAGGTTAAACCTAATCCTCCGTTTTGAATTTCTATAGTTACCTCACCCATTGGAATATTATTTTAGTGTTTTTATTGTGCTAATATACTACTATACTTTTTTAGCTGCTTTTAATTCAGCTGTTAGATCTGTTACTTTAACTGTTAGATCTGTTTTAGCAGCATCTAGATCAGCTATCTGAGCATCAGCCTGCTCTAATTTTTTCTTTAGGCCATCTAGATCAGCATTAGCTACCTTTAGATCATCCTGAGCAGCTTTTAGCTTAGCCTGTAGATCTTCTATAGTTTCTTTAGTAGCAGCTGCCTGATCTTTGATAAACTGATCTTTCTCAGCTAATTTACTTTCTAATTTAGCTACTTTTGGATCATTATCAGAAAGTCCCTTAAAAATAGATTTAGTGCTATCTCCTTTCTCTACTCCCTCTAGAGCCTTAGCTCTATTAACTACAAATAAATTTTCTATTTTGTTTTTTTCCTGCTGGAAAAATGCCTCTGATAGATCTGAGAATATTTGTATTTTTCCATTGATTTCCAAAACAGCTACTTTATCTATAACTAATCTATCACAGATATTAACAATTTTTTTGCATACGCCTGCAGGAATATCTAAAGAAACTTTACCATTACCTATTATACCCTCAATTTTCATAATATTATATTTTGTATTGTTATTATTAAATTATTAACTTTCTACTACCCAAAAAGCTGGAGACTATTGCAACCCCAGCTAAATGATAATTTTTATATAGATCAATTATTTAAAAACTTGACTTCTAATACCTTTACTACTGCCTGGATAGTAGATGCTGATCCTGTTATAGTCCATCTCCAATATTCATAATTTTTACTGGATTCAGTCATAGTAAAAGTAGTATCCCCAGTCATACTCCAGGTAACAGTACTAATATCAGTATATGCAGCTGAATTATGGATTTTGCCTGAGCTAACTATAGTAACTGATGCAGCTCCTCCTACAGAGTCAATATCAAAATAAGCAGATGCTATAACACTCTCAGTATTTAAATTCTGTAGCTGAAATACATAAGTAGAGTCTCCTATACCTATAGTATCTTTAGCTCCCAGATTGAAAGTGTATTTTGTCTCATTATATGTCAGCTTATCAGACTTATCCTGAGCATTAATATTTCCAATACTGCAAAACAGCAGAGCTATCACTAAAATTCCTATTAATTTTTTCATTATATTAATTTTTTAATTAAAAACTCAATTATTTATTTATTCTGCTCCTCCTGGCTGGATTTTTTCTACTATCATAACAATACCTTTATTATCTGATCTGCCTCTAGTAGCTCCAAATCTAACCTCACTAGCATAAACATCTCCTTTATATATAGGACTATTCATCCATGAATATACTTTAGGGGATCCCTCAGCTCTGTACATCAATTTATCTGACCAAATAGGCATAGCATTAGCATCAGTAGTACCATCTACAGCTCCTCCTAGAGCTATTTTAGTATATGTACCAGCTCCTCCAGTTTGAGTATCATATAAAACATTATAGTTACCAGCATCAGAAATTCTAGGATCTAGAATAAATACTCCTCCTATTTTTCCTACTATTCCATCCTCTACCATCTTAGTAAAACCACCTTTCAAATAATCAATATCTAATTCTTTTACTAAGTCATTATATTGTTGAGGAGTAGGTAATGCATATAATTTAGATCCTTTAGGGAGTTTCTGAGATTTTAAAATAGCTACAGCATTATTAATATCTTTTTTAGCTATACCTAATACATTAGTAGCACTATCCACCTCAGATAATCTCTGGGTCCCAGTAGAATCAATAATATAACCCTCAGTATTATCATCTAAAGCCCATTCTATAATAGCATAATCAGCTATCTCATTCTGTATAGCATTTGCATGAGCCTCTAGCATATCCTGTCTAGAGTTATATGATAATTCTGTCTCCTCTGGAAAGTTGATAACCTGAGGATCTGTACCAAAGTATTCAATTGTATAAGTTTTATTAGTATTTCTACGAACTGTAACGGTTCCAGTAGCACTATGGTCCCCATTAGCTAGGGTCTCAGCATTAAATTTCCCTTTAGTTACTGTAGGATTTCCTGCTGATTGTGGTAATTTCATTGTTTTTCCTTTACCAGCAAATCTGCTATCCTGCTTTGAGAACTTCAAAAAAGAGTTATCAGGATTGAAATACTTAGCTATCTCAGCTGAGTACATAGTAACTCTAGCCTCTGTAGCATTTTGGATTTTTGGATCGTCAGACTTATAATTCCTTAAAGCTGCAACCTCACTACTATTCATTAAAACTCCTTTAGTTTCCATCTTATTTAATTATTAAATTATTATTTATCTTTTACCTAGAAAACCAGGGTTGTAATAGTCTCTGGTTTTTTTATTATTTATTATTATTATTATTTACTATTTTTTATTTACCAGCTCCTGGAATTCAGATGTATTATGCATTTTAATATAATCTCCTCTTAGAGACTCATCAGACATGCCACTATCTAAATATTTCTTAGCATTAACTAGAGATTTAGCTTTAGCCTCATCAGGAGTATCATCATTATTCTCATCATTTTTACCCTCTACTAAATCTAGATCTTTAGATTTGTTATAAATTTCTTTTTTTGGTAGAGCTTCTATCATCTCTTTAACAGAGTCAAAACCTAAAGTAGAGATATGTTTATTATAAATCTCTTTAGACTCTTTAGTTATTCTACCCTCTTCAATAGCCTGCTCTAAAAATGGCTCATGTTCTTTACTTTCAAAATCAGTAACTTTCTTTTTTAAGTTAGTTATTTCTGTTTTATCTGAATCAGCTTTCTCCTCAAAAGCTGTATTAGCTTTAGTTAGTTTAGCATTATCATCTAAAATAGACTGAACTGCATTAGTGATAACCTCATCAGATGCATCAGCATGTAATCCTAATTTTTGAGCTATTTCTTTTTTCATGATCCTATTTTCTTTAGTTTTAATATTTTTATTATCTGTATCCTCCTCAATTTTGGAGCTATTAACTATTTCAAAAACTTCCTTTTGTGTTGCATTTTCTGGAATATCAATACTATTTTTAATATTGATAATCTTATCTACAAAACCATTATCTTTTAACTCAGATCCTACAAATACTTTCTCTTTTTTCATTAAAGATCTCAAAGTATTTTTATTAATTCCAGTTTTGCTAGATAGTATCATAACAATAGCATCCCTAGCATCCATTAACTCCTGTTTTGTTTTGCCCTCAGGCATATCATCTATTTTTACTCCATTATCATAATCAGGCTCATGTACTAGGGTCCTAGCATATGGATAAGCAGATCTATGACCTTTAGATCCTCCTGCTAATAACCATCCAGCAGTAGAGTCAGCTATACCCATATTTATAGTCTCTATGATATTTCCTGCAGCCTGAAAAGCCTGCATAGATGAGAGTATTAAGTATCCAGCATAGACACCCCCTCCAAAGGAATTAATACGAAATCTAACATGTTTTCCAACTGTATTAAATAGCTCCTCAGCTATCTCATTAGCTTTATAATTATCAATATTCCTATTAATAAGAATCTCAGGAATACCATCTGCAGCTAAGTTAAAAAGTTTATCCATATTAGAAAATAGAATTTTCGCAACTTTATAGACTGTAAAATTATGTAGAATGATTCTAAATAAAAAATAAATATTGAATTAATTTTAAAAAAAGTATTTAAATAATTGATTATCACATACTAAAAAATATATATGTAGAAAATTATCTTTATACTTATACTTATCTTTATAATTATACTTATACTTATCTTTATAGCTAGAGTTTTGCTAGAGCTTTGCTGTAGCTTTGCTAGAAATTGCATATATTTGATACATAGGTTTATATGGCTCTAGTAGTAATTTATATTCATTCTAAACAGTTTTTATAGTAGTTTTGAGCATTGTTAAATTAATACTTATATTATGAATAAAATTAGAGTTATTTCCAGGATACTAGTTAGTCCATTTATTTTAGGAGTTTTTATAGTTAGTTATATTTTTTTAGCTATAAGACATTTTATTAATTTTGTTAGGTTTGGAGGAGAGTTTATCACTTACCAAAAGGATGAGCTAACTAAGATAGATGATATTTACAAATATATAAAACAAAGTATTTAATATGGAAAAAACTATTAAAAGAGGAGATCTAGTGGAGGTCTCTATAATTGGAAAAAAGGATGCATATGGACATCATGATGATGAGACCAGCAGACTAATTAGACAGCAGATACTAAATGCCTCATTTACTGTAGAGGCTGCAGCTCTTAAAAAGGATGGATTTTATACATGTATTCTAAAACCTATACTAAAGGATAAAAGGATCCTTAAAGTAGATATTATAAATTTTAGCTCAGTAAAATTAGAGAAACTTTAATTAGGGTCTAATCTCAGGTTTAGGACTAACTACTATATCAGGATTATCTCCTATAAATGTTTTTTGATTATCACTAGCTACATCCTCAAATACTCTCATCCCAAAGGTTATCTGATGCTCCATTAATGAGCTATGTAGTACATCCTGGACCTCAGATATTTTAGTTATTCTTTTAAATGTACAGTCTGGGATCCTTTTGTTATTGAATTTTTGGACTGCTAGATCAGCTAATCTCCATAACTCATCCATAGACTTCTCTTTATCCTTATAATTCCTTATGGTTAAATGGAGAGTAACATTAACAGGAGTAACTCCAGATGATTGTATATTCTGCATTCTAGAAAAATACTGCTCATCCTCAATAGCTGAAAACTCAAAATAACAGACTGTTCTAGGGATACTAGTCTCTAATACTTCATTTCTTATATTACTATTCCAAATATCAAATTTAGCATACTCCTTAGTATCATCTATTTTCAAAATATCATTAATACCAGTCTTAAAATAATCCTTAACAACTTTTCTCCAGTCTGACATATTATAAAAATATTTTATTAATTTCAGTTTCTATCTGTAACTTAACTTTTTTCTCTAATACAGTACTTTTGCCTATAAACTCCCTCTCATCATTTACATGCTCAGCATATGGGACATCAGTAGAGGTCCCTACTACAATATTTCCAAAATTAGTATGCCTCTTATCTATATCTCCCATGAGATCTCCAGAGTTAATATTTATAGATGTAGGTCTGCTATCCTTTCTCTTTCTAGCTGCATATTTCTCTGATAGAGCTTTCCATCCTGAGAGAGATTTATTAGTCTGGCCTCCTCCCTTTCTAAATCCTGCTATAAAATGGATCTTAACTATATTAGCAATCTTATAAGGGAGTACTCTCTTAAAATTAATTATTTGCCTCTCATTAGGAGTCTTAAATTTCCCTATTTGCCTAACTCCACTACCCATCTATCCAAATTTACTAAAATCTATAGCAAAATCACTAACCATCAATATACTTAAAGGATAATCATTAATACTCCCCTCCTGGCCTGCATCAAAACTCTCTATTACTACATAATCAATAGAGAAAATGCTATTTAGGAATTTACTTAATACTCTTACTCTCTCAGGGACCCTCTCCAGTTTGCTAAATGCCTGCCATTTACCAGAGGGAAAGGAGAGAATACTATTTATAGATCCATTTATACTAATTACATAGTCATTCAGTGTTATATACTCCTTAACCTCCCCATCCTGTCCATTTATTGAGCTTTTAACAATCTTTTTAGATCTATTAATATTTATCCTGGCATCATCTAGCTTTAACTCTGGATATGTTATTATATTCCCATCTAGATCCTGGAATTTTCCTGCAGGAAAAATAACATTATCTATAACAGGAGTACCCAGCTGAGATATTCCTACTGGAATAGCAAAAGTAGCCTTATCATTTAGTTTAGTAATTACACTCTCAAAACCTCCCATAATTAATATCCTTTAGGTAACTCAAATCCAAAATTATCATTTAACTGTCTCTTAAACTGTTTAGGGACCTTAAAATATTCGTGTTTTCCTACTCCCTTATCTTTAAATATATAGTTTTTCTTAGCAGGATTTCCCTTAAAAGATGTATCAGTTTTAAAGTCATTATTAACTAGCTTAGTCTGCTTAGTTACTTTTGATTTAGCTGTAGGTTTAGCCTCATCACTTTGCTCCCATCTACAGTAACAATTCCATCCATTTTGAGGAGATATATTATCAGCTGCAGGATCTCCTACTTTAAATGTCAATCCCTCTAGAGCTGCATGAGAGGGTCTAACTCTATCATTTTGAGTAGTCCTGTAGATTATATATGGGAAAATATCCTGCTCATCTATGATCTTTAATCCCTGTTTAGCATTCTGAGACTGAGTAAATACAGAGTTTTGCTCTGTTTTTAACCAGTTTTCATTAAACTGGGAGTTTATCCTGCCTGCAAACTCCTTAAACTCTGGGAAAGGTCTCTTAGCTCCATTAGCATCAAAAACTACTTTAGTTAATGCTTTGGCCTCCTGCCATGTTTTGGCTGCAGAGAATTTAGCTATATTTTGTCTATACATTATAGCTCTCTCTAATTGTAATATATCCTCTCCCTCTTTTAGATTTCCCCATCCTTTATGCAGACTATCATCCAGAGTCTTAAATGTAAAATTAAAAACATCAGTAGCTAATTTAGATTTAGCTAAGGAAAATAGGTTTAACTGTCCAGAGAAAATCTCTGTTAAATAGAGATCTATATCTTTTTGAGTTAAATTGTTAATATCTTTTAATTTTGATTTAGATAATTTAGCCTCACATATAGCAAAAGCCTGATCACTACTATAATCCTCATGCATCAGAAAACTCATGCAGCTAGAAATATATTGCTTATCAGTTTGTCCCTTATGTGGTTTAGGTATTGGCATTTATAACAGTTTTCTAGCTATTAAACTTAGATGATTTTGTTTTCTAATATGGAATTTATGCTGTATAGCTTTGAGAGGCTCTACCTCCCTAAATTTGACTATAGTAGGATTAACTGGTAGATCTTTAGACTTATAAAGGTCTGATTTATTACAGACATTATTATAAGTCATGAAGTTTAAAGAGTATCTAAAATACACTTTATTTCCCTCAGTACCAGTAACATAAATCTCTCTATATTTACCTAAAAATAGAAAATACATATTACAAATATACAAAAATTATTTAGAATGATTATAAACAGCTGTAAAAAGTTAATTTAAATTGATTCTTAATAAAATTATTTAGTACTTTGTTTAGTCAATAATGACAAAAACTAAAAACTTATACCATGTTAAAAGCATTAGTAGTAGCTGCCCTCTTATTTGTACTATATGACAATAAGAAACTTAGAGCTAAAAGAGAGGTTAATATATACCTAGAGACATTAGATCTATATCCAGCATTTGAGAAAATAAAGTCTATAATAGACAGCTCTGTTACTCCTCAGCAGTTTGAGGATGCCTGGAAAATGATTAACTTATTTAAACATAAATACCAGAATATAAATTATACTCTCAAATTGAGGGAAATGTTTTTTGCTGTATCTAAATTAAAGGAGGCCTATCATGTATAAAATAATGAAAATTAATATTACAGAGGATCTATCTAAATTAGAATTAGATGAGGTCTGGACTGATGGGAATACATCACACTACCAAAAAGAAACTACTCTAGAGTATGATAAATTTGATATAGATGTTAAGGCCAAAATAGAGATAGTATATAAAACAGATCCAGGAGATATAGACCATCCTCCTACATCTGAGGAGGACTATAGAGATTTATTTTGTATGGAATTTAAAATCTGGACCAAAGATGGGGAGGAGATCTCTAAAAATGATCTAGAAATAGTGTTTAATGAGGATGAGGTTAGAGACAGTATCTCTATTAGTTAGTAATAATATTCTATAGTAACAAATCCTCTATTTAAACCTGGAGGAGTCTCAAATGCTACAGCATCAAAATTTCCCCCAGTTGTAATTCTTAACCTAATATTAGTGGAGTTTATCTCATAGATACCTCCATCATTATTATTAGATCCAAAATTCTCCTGCCCTAATACATAATATGTAGTATCTAAGTCAGTCCTAATTATTGCTGATACTGATTTAATAGTTTTCCATTTAGCTCCTAATCCATGAGGGACATCATGAATATTAGCTCCAGCTCCAGCAGTAACATTCATATCCCAGTCTCCTATATCTACTACCTTTTGAGTAGTTGGTATAACTTGCTTTAATCCTGCAGGAGTAACTCCCAGATTAGATACTAATCCAGTTAATGTCTCTACCAGTGTAGCAAACCTAATAATCCCATATACAGAGGTATTAGCCTGCTTAGCTTGCAGTTTTAGAGGAGTTATAAAATTTAGATCATTGGTCCCAGCATTGGTCTCAGCTTGTGTAGCTATTTCTGCTACTCCTTTTTGAGTCTCTGTAGCTTGTGCTAAATGTTTTGCTATAGCCTCCTGTACTCTTAATCCTCCAGCAGATGTATAATTAAAAGCTCCAGTTATATCTACATAGGCCTCTATAAATTTTCTAGTACCCAAAGATGCAGCACTGGCATAAGTTTTTAGATTAGTATTAGTCTCTCTTTTTTTGATATTTACAGGAAATGTTAATCCTGTAGCAGCTGGAAAATAACAAACCTCTCCATCTAGGATCATAGCTCCCTCACTAATCTGATCAGCTCCAGGTCCTACTACTGTAGGGACCATCCCTGATAAAATACAATCTTCAAAACCATCAAAAAACTGAGTCCAAACTGCATACATCTCATCAGACATATCTAGAAAATCCTGAGCATTAGTAGGTCTACCTCCTAAGAGAGCTAAAAATCTTTTTCCTGTTATCATATCTTAAAAATTAACTATTTCTACTATAGCAGGGATCCTAACATAGTTTTCTACTCCCTGCTTAATTAAATCATTCTGTAAGGATAATACTACTGGGACATTAACCTGGACCACTGGTACACTCCCACTCTCAGAGTCTAAAAATAAAAATGTTTCATAAGTAGGAGACTCAGAGTCTAATCCCATATAAATCTCAAAATTTGGAGACTCAGCATCCAGTCCTAAAAATACATCATTAGAATTTACTGTCTGACCTATAAAAATCCTCCTTAATACATCATCAAAAACATCATTACAATAGGCCTCTAGTAGTATTTTTTCAGCACTATATAAAACTTTCTGCTCTATTACCTCTAGATCTGCATCTCTATCATTAACCTCTCCTAGAGATCCACTATATGCATCAGATACAGCATTATTAGTAGGATTTCTCCAAAACCAGGGGATCCAGTTAAACCTAATTATGTCTAAATTTATAAAACTCATTTAGTATAGTTATCACAATTTATGCAGGAGCAGTATGGACAGTATTTATACTCTAGATCTGGATTTTTGCATAGACCAGAGGTTAAACTCTCCTGTTCAAAATGTTTACAGTCTCTTACATCAGTTTTCTTAACCATCCTAAATAACTCTGGGTATTTTCTTTTAAAATAATTAGAGTTAGATCTAGCTTTTAGAAAAACCTGAGAGAAATTAAATAAAAGAGGGTTAATATTTTCTCTTTTTATATTATACTTAATCCTCTTTAGCTCATCCTCTACCTCCTTAACAAATCTTAGAGCCTCCTTTTTATGATAAGGATCCTTAAATTTATACATATTAGTTATAATTAGGGGTTAAAACTGCATCTTTGAAATATCCTGCAAATGTATTATATTTTTTACCAGCTGCTAGTATGATGTCTGTATATACTCCAGCTGCATCCTCTTTAGCCTCTGCTACAGAAAAAACTATATTAACTACTCCAGGGACTAGTAATATATTTCCTATTAATTCTGATAGATAGAATGTCCCATCAAAATTATCATTAGTAAATGTATCTAAATAATTCTGTATAGCAGTCTCTACAGCTTTATCTCCTCCTATTAGCAGCTCTCCTGTAGTTGTATTGAATAACTGAGGATCTAGAGTAGCTGTAAATGTAAGTCTAATATCATCTGGAGTAGCTGATAGTATCTGGAGGAATGATGGGACAAAATCTACAGTATCCCAGTAGGATGTAAATCCTGCAAGCTCAGCAGCATCTAGAGGAGTTACTACTCCTGCTACTAACTTAGCTATTTTTAATAATACAATGGTCCCAGAGACTACTACTGCTACTCTCTCAATAATTTGCAGAGTCTCATCTACAGTAGCATAACTATACTGTCCATTACCATTATATATCAAAGTATCTCCATGCTGATATAATTGAGATTTGCTAGAGTACCAGGGAGGGGTCCCTACTATTTGATTTAATAGTCTAGTCTCAGTCTCTGTAGAGAACACATCCCATGCTAACTCTATTGCATGAGCCTGCTGTCCATAAATATCAGCTAATAAGATATAAAAAGCTGTTTTAGATAAGCTAGTTAATTCTAAACTTAGTATAGGATCAGCTGCTATATCATCTAAAATCTGCTGTGCTATTTCCTCTGCTGTTCTAGCCATGATGTCTATTTAAATTATTTAATGCAGTATCTAATCCAGTATCTCCTCCTAATGTATCTTTAGCCTCAAAAGTAAACCCAAAAGTCTCACTAAGCTCATCCTCATCTATTGAGTAGAAAGGTAGTAGCTTAGCTATCATCTCTGATTTATCTTTTAAGCTAAGTCTCTCAGTGTTATCCCATTGAAATTTATATCCATTAGGAATATTAAATCCTAGATGTCTCATTTTAGGGATCAGCTGATCATTAACAACAAATCCAGCTACTCTAGCTAATGCATCAATAAATAAGGATGTATTATTCTCATGAGTTTCACTCTGAGACTTACTAGAGCCATTATCTAGGACCATTGTAGATCCTAACAATGATTTACTAATTTGTTCATCACATAACCTAATTAAATTCTCATATATTTGAGCTGAGGACATATTAGCAGTATCCCATGTCTCAAACTCATCCTCCAGATCAGCTACAGCAAATTTATTGTTAGCAAAACCTTTTAACAGTTTAATTATATTTTCCTTTCTCTTAGGATCCTTAACCTGAGTTTTACCTATTACAGCTGGGACACCAAATGACTCATTAAACTCGGCCCAAAATCTAGATACCTCTGACTTATATAGATACCATCTTAGGACTGAGTTTAACTGCCCTAGTACATCAAAATATATATATATATACCAGCTTAAAAGAGGCTCCTCATCAAATTTATAAGCTACAGTAGAGTCATACTCATGCTTAACTACTCCTCCTAGATCTGGTCTAACATGTTTCTGATTAACTGCCTTAACCCACTCAAATTTATCATTATCTGGACTAATGTCTCCTAGTTGCAATAATTGAAATCCAGTCATTTTAGCATCTACTACAATATCTAGGAAATCATAAAACCATCTAGACTGAAAAATAGCAGTAGCATCATCATTTTTCTCCCCATCCTGATCAACTATATAAAATCCTTTAGATAATAGTCTAAATTTTAAAGTATTTACAGCTGCATTAATATGAGAGTCAATAATAGCATTCTCATACATATCTATTATCCTAACCCAGTTAGGGTAGTAGTTTTTAGGCTGTGTAGCCTCTGTTATAGCATTTTTCCACTCTGTAGCAGTAAAGATCCTATAGTCAGTCCCAGTTATATCACTAATTTTATCCTCAATATCTGGACTATTAGCATTTTCTGGATATGGACTAGGATCATAGTCAGACTTTATTAGGATAGATCTATTAACAGTAGAAAAATCCATATTGCTTAAAGCCTCTTTACTAGTAGCATCTCCTAAAGTGATAACCAGAGTATCATTTTTAATAAATGGAGATCTAACTTTATCTACAATGTTATTAAATCTATCTTTTAATGTCATTAGTATGTATTATTGTCTGCTGTACTTCTCTCTCCCCAGCTTATGGCCTGACCAGGATCCTCCTGCTCAGTCTCATCATCAGCATATGTTAATAATGGAATATCTAGACTAGTTATGCCCTTTTGGATTTTAACTAACTCAGCATTAGCATCCTTATTTCTATCAAACCAATAACCTGGAGAGTCTCCAGATCTATTTCTCCCTGTCAGACTATAGATCATTTTATCTACTATGATAGATACTAACAGAGCATTCCTATCATCCTTTTGCTCCCAGTAGGTCTCATCAGTTATAACAGTAGTAGCAGGGACATCCTTTAGAGCTACATATAATTTATACTCTCCTGAGTCTATAACATATACTCTCTGATTTTCTGTATATACCTTAGATGCATCATGTAGAGTAACCTCTCTAAATTCTGTATCTGTATCATAATAATGTCTAGTATGAGCTGCAGCTGCCTCTAATGCTTTTTTTTCTGTCTTAATCCAGTTATTATCATCTCCCTCTATTAGCTCCTCTAAGTTTGTAGCATTGATCTCAGCTATAAGGTCTCCTTTGACAATGTAGTTTTTATAAAGCATATGCAAATATAGGCAAAGTATTTTAATTTAGAATAATTATAAATAAGGAAAATAAAAAAAGGATTATAAATAAATTATAACCCTCTTAGAATCAGTTAGCTTTATGTTAGCTTATTTTTCCTGCTTTAATTTGTTTACATATGTATCTCAAATACCATATATTAGGGACTATCCTCCTGCTATCAGTATTATACTCCTCACATTCTTTTTTAATGTACTCCTTAGCCTGCTTTACTATATCGGTCCCATAATCATGGTTAAGGTTAAACATATTGATACTTTTATCAAATACTGTACCTGGTTTATTTTCGTTTCTAATCCTAGTTAGATCTAAGCACATAATTAAGGAGTTATATATTTAGCTTTGTCTAGTATTTCCTGCCATTGTGTTGGTTGGAGTTTATTCTTTTTTCTAATTTTATTGATACGTTTTAGTCCCTCTATACTGACTACTACCCATTTATTATCCTGAGTTAAGATAACACAATGTCTAGTATTATTGTCAGCTTTAGCTCCCTCATTAGCCATATCAACAGCTTTGTATTGATTATAAAAACTCCTGTCTTTATGGCTCTTTCCTGTCAGCTCCAGGATTAAATATGCTGTAGATGAGAATAAAAATAATACTCCTAGAGTAATTAAATGGAATAATGATAAATAATAGTGCATAATTTTAGTTTTTATAAATCGTTAAATGTTACCTCATTAGTCTCAAAGATAGTGATTAATTTATCTATTTGAGCAGTCCTAGCAGCATCCCAAGCAGCAGCCCTAGCAGCATCCCTAGCAGCAGCCAGCTCCTCTTTAGTTGCTTTACCATTTGCAAACTTTTCAGCTACATTACAGGCGTTTATGCTTCTCTTATCTGGGTCATCAATTAATTTTAGTGCTTTTCTGGCACACCATACAGCAAATAGTCTACATAGCCTATCTGATAAAAACTCAGGTCTTAATAAAACCCATAACATATCATCTTTAGATTGCGTCAAATTTCTATAATCTTTGATAAACCTAGAGATATTAGCCCTATAGTTTTCAGGGATTCCTATTTCTGTAGGGTCATAACATGGGCTTAAATTTCTTAGTCTCTTAATTGTGATTTGCTTAAATTGTGTCATGGCATTATAATTTTATATTAATAATAGTCAAAGATAATGATAAATCTATTTAGAATGAAACTAAATTACAGTTGAAAAACGATTGATAACAGTCAATAAAAATCATTAAAACGAATTTTAACTTAGTGTTGTAAACAATATTTGCTACATTTCTACATTTAATAAAAGTTTCAGCAAAATTGCCCATAAATATATTTTTCCTCCCCTCTTTGCTTTTTTCAAAAGCATTAAAATAGTTTCTTGCGATTTTTCTCATTTTTCACTGTCATTTTATATTTTTTGAAAACTCAAAAATGAAACCCCTATAAACAGGGCGTTTCAGAGGGTCGAAAATCAAAAATGTTCAGACTTTTTGGTCTCTGAAAAGGTTTTCAACTTTTGAACAAAATCAAAATACTTTTTTTTCGTTTTCAAGGTTTCTGATTTTTCGAAAAAAGGTTTGTACTTTTTTGTCAAGAAAAAACTTTCTGACTTTTGAAAAAAAACTTTTGACCTTGCGAGCAAAAAAATACTTTCTCAATTTTAAAAATTAGGTTTCAACTTTTTGGTTCAAATCTCAAAACCTTTTTTCAAAAAAAATACTTTGTACTTTTTAGTCGAAAACTCAAAACCTAAATTTCAAAAAAAAGGTTTGTACTTTTTGTTCAACTTTTCAAAAGTTCATTTTCGAAAAAAAAGTTTTGACTTTTTCGCTTCCAACTTAAAACCTTTTTGAAAGAAAAAAAGTTTTGCATTTTTTGAAATCTCGATTTTTGAAACCCCTATAAACAGGGGCTTTCAGAGGGTCGCTTTTTCACTTTTTGCAAGTTCGTGCGATTTTTGCCAAAAAATCCTGAAACTTTTTATTTTTTTGAAAAAACTCAAAGAACGTTTTAATAATATCTTTTTCGCTTAAAAAAGCGAAGTTTGCCAACACACAAAAATATATTTATTACTTCAGTTCGTTTATTCGAAATTGTGCTGTAATTTCCGCAAATACAGATTTACAACACTAAATAAACCACATTAAAACGATGGTTTATTATTTACGTTATAAAACATTTTTCAAAGTTATGGGAAATACTATTAAGAATCATTCTAAATTACTCCTCACTAAAATTCCTTTGGAATACATTAACCTCCTCATATTCTACAGGCTTGCTAAATCTATCTTTCCACTCCCTATATTCACTAGAGAGAATAGTAGCTATAAATGTTCTTTTACAGTCAGAAAAATGACCATTTACCTCATAAGTTGCCTCTAATTCCTTATCCTTAAACTTCTTTTTGAGCATCCCTCCATCCTTATCTGTTTTAACATCCACATAATCAGATATAGACGTTTTATTATTGTCTCCTACAATAATCTCCCATCCATCCCATCCCTCATAGAGAGCATTAACAAAATCTCCAGTACTAGCTACAGGAGGATTATTTCTAGGCATCCTATCAATGACATTATAAGATCTAGTTAACTCCTCCTCAAAGATCTGATAAAAGGATCTCTTATTATCATCTATAGTATTTCTAGCTTTAGTAGAGACATCTCCATACATGTAGACAGTCTCATCATATCCTATACTATCTAAATACTCTTTAGTTTTTCTCCCAGCTCTAGATGCTGTATTGTCAGGATCCCTGCAGACTATCTCATCTATCTGGATGAGCTTTTTATCCTCTGGGTAGACTTGCCATACCTGGATAGAGATATATGGGAGAGCATTGTTATCTATAGATAGATGTATAGTAGTATCAGAGTCATATCTAATATTCTTAACATGTTTTTCTAGAGAGAAACTCCTCCAGAATTCATTACCAGTCTTAATCTGACCCCACTCTCCCAGACCATAAACCTGATAATCATAAGGAGCATGTATCCTACTCCACTCAAACTCATCAATAGTATTTTGATCTACAAATCCATAACCCTTAACAGGATGTCCTACTATCCAAAAGTTATCTTTATATGTAGTCTTTATCAGTACAGAATTTCCCTTTTTATTAATTCTGACATAGGAGTTTTTATCTAGTTTGGAATATCCTGGACAGTCCTCTACTTCAGTAGGGAGATCTATCCATATGTCTTTATCTATTACCTCAGTTTTAATCCAGTGAGTCTCAGATATAGGATTCCAGTCCATTAGTAGAGTCTGACCCTTAATACCTCTCATCCTCCTCCTGACCTCTTTTAGATCTATAAAAAAGAATTTAGATAACTCATTTAGGAATAACAATTTAAAACTAGATAATCCCTTAGCTTTCTCAGGATCATCCATGCCTCCAAAGGTAGTAATATTGTCTCCTCTTTTAATCCATCTAGCTAGGACCTTAAAAAATGGAAATGCTTTGTTAATTTTCTCTGATATAGTTTTAAAGTCATTATAAACACTATCCCAGACAGTAGAGGACTCTTTGCGAAATACCTTAACATTAATTTTCTCTGATAATACTTTCTCCTGAGTTATTTGAGCAGCTGAGTAAGTTTTCCCAGCTGAGGACCCTCCATAAAAATAAATATATCTTACATCTGGATCCTCTATATACTTTTTTAGATGCCAGTATAAAGGGTTATAATCATTTTTATCAAAAATTAGTTTCATTAATTTAACTGATCTAACTGAAAAACTATTTTTAACCTGACTCTCCCTGCATTCTTAATAGCTATAGGCTCATGTATGGGAGTAGATTTATTAACTATCTTAAATCTACATTCTGTATGCTCCTCCATGCATAACAGATCATCATCTGTAGCAGAGCAGGAGTACCTATCATCATAGATGCATTTATCCATTTTTTCTATACTTCTTATAGATCTTACCTAATTTAAGAGATAGTACTATAATTATGCCTATTATAGCAAATATAATCATAGTAACTATAAAAGGGATCCTATCTGACTTAGATAGATTTCTACTATTTTCCCTATAAACACATCCTAAAAGGAAAGTATTAAAAAAACAGTATCCTAGTAGGATCCATGAAAACAAACTACTTATTATCATTTTTATTTTTTTAACTATTACTTTAAAATTACATCTATCAAATCCCTGAGAGCATAACAATGCATCTCCAGTAGCTAAACATATATAACTCTCATCAAAGATGCATAGCTGCTCCTGCTCCTCCTCATCATTGTAGTTATCTAATATAAAATCCATAGTATAATTATTTATATGATATTTTAATCTCTCCAGTTAGATTAATGTCTCCAGCATGCTCAGTCTCTGACTTATCTTTTAGGCCTAAATCCCTAGCTATGATATTAGCATTTAGAAATCCTGCAGCTGCTCCAGTAAATTTCTGATTATAAATTATTTCTCGTATATGTGTAATGACTAGAGAAAAATCTTTATCCTCATCAGTTAATTTCTCGGCTGCTTTCTCTTTTATTGATTTCTCGAATTGATTGAAATACATTGTATTAACATGTAAAAAGCTACATAAACCATGCATAGTCAAAGCTCTCATTTTTGGTAGGTCTACTAATTTGATCTCCTCAGTATCTCTGGAGGTTTTTATTTTCTGTAAATTTGTCTCATATAGTGGGTTATCCTCACACCATTGAAAGTATTCACATGCAGCCTCTAACATAATAGTAGGAGTTTTGAATATCTTATCCCTGCCATGCTTAGCTCTAAGGGTCCAGAATTTATTCCCTTTCATTTTGTTGTTTTCCTGCTCATTATCACTCATAGTCCTATTTTTGTACAAATATACGAAAATTTAATTAAATGGTTATAAAAGCATGTTAAGGATCCAGGAAATAACCATTTAAAAACCTGGACCCATTAACACTAGCATTCTGGCAGCTTAACCCTCTTTCCTATAATTGGACATGTTACGCAAAAACACCTAATAGATGCCTGGAGGACATGTTTAAATAACTCCTTATTGAATATTTATAAGTCTAGCATTATCTATCATTATAGGCAGCTTATGGACTCCTAGAGTATGGTTAGTCCCTTATACCTCCAGAGATTTTATTCTTTTTGCTGGAAATAGCTGTTAAGTTTTATAACTATCTCGTAGGATCCATGAGTAGCAATAAAATTCAATAAATCCACAGCATTTAATTTTTTTCTGTCAATACCATCAAAGGTAACATTAAAACCATGATTATCCACATAGACCAGATTATATCCTGTTTCACCTTTTTTGAGTTTGCATTTTTTCACTGAGTCTGGGATATAGAATACATCATCCTCAATAATCTGGAGGATGGAAAACTCACTCCCCTCCACATATAGGAAATAGCTCTCCTCATCTCTTTTGTGTTTTATTAATTTACAGTCCATATTAAAAATCTCTTAATAATTTTATTTTGTTTCTTAATGCTCTGTTAGTAGTCCTAGAGGTTATGTATTTAGCCTCTATATCTTTTAGTCTATTAATTTCCATCTGTAACTCCTTTTTTTCTGTATGGATCTTAGTATTTCTAGCAAGCAATAAAGCTAATTTTTTCTGGAATCTCCTTTTAGATCCATAATTATAACCAATGGTCCCAGCCTGATCTATAATTCTGCATAGATCTGCATGAGTTACATCCTCATCTAGATACTGCTCCTTTAATTTATGTAGCCAATGATCTAACATCTGTAGGATCCTCCTGTTAGTGTTAAAAATATAAACATCTCATTAAATCTATCATATAACCTAGACTCATATACTTTCTTTAGAGTTTCTCTATCAAAATTACTAGTACAGTGGGTCCTATATCCTCTTTTAAATAGTTTGTATCTAGAATGCAATACAAAAGGGACAGGAGCTAACTTAGTACCCATATAATTAATCATACCATCAGGGACTATATCCAGCTCTCCTCCTATCTCATCTATCAGATACTCAATAGGTTTTTTAATAGCAATTTGATGAGGATTTACTCGTTTATTTTCTCCAAACCTCTCCAGAGCCTCAAATCCAGACTGCTCATACTTAGCTACTATATCATAAGTATCAGTAATTTGATAAGTTTTTCCCTGCATCTCTTTAAGATAAAATCTAAATATCTCCAGGAGCATAGATTTTCCTGTCCCTACTGGACCCATCAAAAATATACCTTTAGGATCATCAGAATTAAAGTGATTAATAATAGTTTCTATAACTTTGAGATTATTATCTCCTACTTTCAGCTCCTTTTTTAGATATTTTAGAGAGAATTTTTTAACTAGATCTATATTATTAATTATCATAATTCATAGTATTTAAATCAGGTTTTTTAGATGCTGGTTTTTTAGCTGTCTCCTTTTGGTTTAAATAATTCTCAAACTTATTACTAAATAGAGTCTCAGGTCTGAGATATTTCTCATATTCGGTCCCTATCCATTCAGCTACTTTAGTATCTATTACCTTTTTAAAGTTTTCTACAGTGTATTTCTCATTAATCCTAGCTATAATAAAAGATCTAGTTTTCTGAGATGAGGATCTGTAGTTAGTTTTAGCTACAGTATTTAGGTAGTCTACAATTTCTACTATTTTAGTAGCCTGTTCAGAGGTTTGCTCTGGGTTTGCTTTAGCTTTGCTAGCTTTTTTATTCCCTCCCTTTCTCCCTGCATCCTGTCTCTTAGTCCTAAGCTCAGATAATATATCAAACTGCTCATTAAGAAAACTAATATTAATAAATCCAGTTTCTGTATCATGATAAATAATCTCCAGATCTATCAGGGATGAGATTAGATCCTCATCTCCTTTAAACTTTTTATTTACCATCTCTAGGGATATAGTACAATCCTTAACCCAGTAGTAGGAGCAAAGGTCCATAAAAAACCCTTTTAGCTGATAAGTCTCCAGGCTAATATCTCCATTTTGCCACTCCTGAGGAGTAAATCTGAAATAAGGTAACTCCTTAGCCATTAGTTAGGATATTTTTTATGCTATTCAAATGGATTAATAAATTATCTAGGTCTCCATATGGATTCCCATCAGTTTTAATCATAGCATCAATATAAATAGTAGCATTATTAGTCTCTATAGATGTTTTCAAAATCATCTCATCATGTTTCTTTAATAACTCCTCATACAGTTCCTTATAGGTTTTTTTCCTGACATTTGGAGGATCATTTTTAGATCTAACAGTATATACATTAACATTCTGTTTCTTAGATCCTATTTTCATTACTCTGTAGATCTTAATAGCCTGCTTATCATACATAAGCTCATTAATTCTACCTACTACAGTATTAATAGGGAGATTAGAAAAATGGGCCAGCTGCTTAGCTGAGCATTTTCCCATAAATTCTATAGCCTCAAATATAGCCTCCTGAGATTGATTTAAATTAGGCTTAATATTATCATAAGCCTCCAGACTGTTAGGGGATGTGTTACGATTCATAATATAAGATTTAAATAATTAATAAAGCTCAAAGATAAATTAAATTTCTTTTAGAATTAATCTAAATAGGGATTCTAGTATAATTTAGAATTGATATAAATAAAAAACCCCTAAATCAAATAATGAAATAGGGGTCCTGGAAAATAGGATTTAATTACATATTAATAATTACAATATCAGGAGAGATCTCCTCTATTTCCTTTATCTGATCATCAATATATCTATTAACAGTAGTTTGCTCAATCTCTTTAGCCTGAGGAGAGATGAGAGTACAGTTAAAATTCTCAGCATCTATATTAACCTCTAACTCTATTACCTCAGGATCTTTACCTTTGAAAATAGGTAAATTAACTTTAAAATTATCAGGTAAGTTAGATTCTACCTTTTGACGTTTTAGAATTGAGTAGTTACCTTTATTATCATTAGCATTCTCTATATCCTTATCTACTTTAGCTTTAAATTTTCTAAGAGATAATACTAATTTAGCAGCCTCATCAGATTTCTGAAAAAATGCTCTATTCATTTTAATAAAATCAGACAGCTCAAAAGTGGTCCAGGATTTCCCTGTATTGATTCCAAACTCTTTAAATTTACTATCTAATAGTATAGCTCCAGAGATATTAGAGCCTGTCTCATAATCCTCATTGACTTTTAGAGAGATCTCATAATTATCTCTGTTTACTAGGATATGACATTTTTTAGGAGTTATCTCATCCTTTCTCTGTTTTAGATACCTAGCTACAGTATCAATTTGTCCAGAGATATTAATCCCCTGGATAGCCTCTAGAGGTAAGGCCTCTCCTTTACGGATAATAAGCTCTCCCTCTTTACTTTGAACATTTAATTTAATTTCTTCCATTTTTAAATAATTTAATCGTTAGTACCACTTTTCCTAATTTCCATATGGACAGTTCTCTGTCCTCTCTCCTCCTCATTAGCTGGTCTAGAGTAAACTAGCTGTCCTCTATTGTTATAATATCCTGTTAGACCCTCCTCATGATCTACTAGTTTATAACATTTGCCAAACTCAGACCTAGATCCAGTCTTAATCTGGGATAAAATAAAAGTTTTATCCTCCTGGATGGGTTTTAGTTTAACTTTATACTCACTCTTAATATCTTTTAGCTCATCCTGTAATCTGGACTCCTCTATAGATTTTTGAGCAAAATTAGTCTTTAGCTCAGCTATTTCATGCTGATATAGTTTAACAGAGTAATCTAGATTCTCTACAGCATCACTGTTAGCATCTAGCATCTCTATTAATTCCTTTCCTTTTAGTGTTGGGAAAATTTGTTTTTCCATAGTTAAAATTTATTTATAATTAGTTAAAAATTTATTAGTCTTTATTATCTGGGATAACCTCAGCATCATCAAATATATGAGCATGCTCATCTACAGTCTCTATATCAGCTATCTCATTATTATGCTCATGAGATATAGCACTAATTAGCTGCTCAGAAAAATCAGTCTTAGGGAGGATCTTAAATAATCTCTTTAATGCAGTTTTTTTCCACATCTCAGCAGTAAAGGTCTCCCAGGGACTATATTTTCTCCCCTGCTCATTTTTCCAGCTCTCTGATGTAGCTCTAACTTTCTCTACATCCTCTTTATTTAATATTAGAAACTGAGATCCACCATCTCTAAAATAAGCTATAGCATATACAGCTATCATCTCTCCTCTGTCAGTTAAGGTCTGAGAATGCTTTAAATATGGATCAGATCCTTTCCTAAAATCATATTTATCATTCTCATAGATAATATCACAATCTATATTTTTTACAGCTCCTGCATCTGTTAGGAGTTTAATCATACCTATATAAGAAATATCTAAAACACAGTTTAGGCCATCTTTAGAATTTCTAGGGACCAGATAAGCATATTTTAGAGCTGGATTTAATGATAATCCTGTTAGAGATACATTAATAATAGCATTCTTAATAGTCTCTGGAGTAGCTTTTTGTAGGTATGTGTTTTGCCCTAGTATCTGTAAAGCAAAATTAGCCTCCCTGCTAAAATTCATGTTATACTCATTAGATTTCTCAAATGAGGCCTGAGCATTTTTTACTATTGCCTGGATGGGAGACAATTTAACTACAGCTTTATTCTCTGAGACATTTTTTGCTACATTTTCTTTCTCTTTTTTGTCCTCTGGAATACTCATACTTTGTTGATTCATGATGTATAATTTTAAATTAATAATATGTAAAAATATAATAAATTTTGTTAAGAATGATTCTAAATTAGTGGTTAAAATAATCCATAGGTTTAATGGCCCAGGGAGGGAGTTTTAATTCATTTATCCCATATCTATTCTCACACCAAACCTGATAACCTGGATAATTCCCTGTCTCTGTAGATTGTTTGTATAGCATTAATAGCATTTCATACTCATATCTACCCTGAGATATAAACTGTGTCCCAGCCTCAAAGATATTAAATGCATATGGTCTAGCTTTCTCCTGAGCTAAAAAGAAAAATTTTTGTCTTAGTTTCCCTTTAGATAAATGCTCTATAATATCAGCATATAGAGCAGACTGTAAATGATAATTATACTTAGCAGCATCTTTAGTAAATCCATCTAGACTAGCATCTACACATGTTTTTAGATCTGTTATGATACGTTTATCAGCTCTCATATAATCTACTATAAGTTTTATATAGTATTCATTACCAAACTTATCCTCCATTAAAACAAATAGGAATTTTTCTGCAATACCTTTAGATATTAAAGTCTTAGCATATGGATGAGAGTTAATTCTATATGCCATATCTTTAATTATTTTGAGATCATCACTAGATATAATATTCTTATCTCCTGCATTTTCATGCTCTACAGCTAACCAGTCTTTATATTTTTTAGTAGATCTGGGAGACTTTAT